GTTCTTTCGGCCTTTTTCCACCCAAGAGCTTTACGGCCGACATGCAATTTTGATTGGCGAGCATTGAGAAAATGTTCAGGCAAGGTATCATCAAAATCTTCTCTTTTTCGTCCAGGTAATAGGCTTTCCTCTCTGTCGGAAGCTCGACTTCTTTGCCTAAATATCGATTGAAAAGAATCGGCACAAGCCCCCTTAAATAAATTTCGTAAGGCATCCTCATTAACCTCCTTAATTTGATATTTAATTAACTTTGCCATAACTTTTTCTCCCTTTTGAATTGACAGCTTAAAGAATGTAACTCCCTAAGTTTATTTTTGGCCCCCTCTTCTGTTCTAATGGATTTAATATTTTCTCTTGCCGCATTTACATTAATCCCAAAATATAAGCATATTTTTTCGAATAAATTATTATCGTTTCCATCAAAGAAGAATTTATAAGCACTTTTTCCGAGCTCGAGTTTTCTCCTTATATACCATTGCCGATAAAGATTTTTGTCTTTAATTTCTTTTTGGGGTTTATTTAAAAAATCGGATCCAAAATCCTTAAGTGCTATTAAATAATTCCGGTATTGTCCAATGACGAGCTTTAGAAGAAATTCGTCAAAATTTCCGGCTGGCTCTGCGTTTAACCTCATTTTTTTATCAGATTATAAATTATCAGGCCTCCAACAATGACGGCGCTAATTTGAAATGCTTTCTCTTTGAAAATCGAGAATTTAACCTGCTTATTCAATTCCTTTATAATCTCATTTTGCTTGGCTATTTGCACTCCTAATGCCTCAATTTGCTCTTTTTGATATCCATTAATTTTCTCGGCATTTTCATATAAGGCTTGGAAATTTAAGGCCTTTTCTTTCCAAGCATCTCGGTCGGCTATTGCCAGGCTAAATTGATTTTTCCAGGCTTCGATTTCCTGGGTTAAATGGTCAACGATTGGCTCACACTCAGCGGGATAATTCGGCCTTGCCTTCTCTAATTCTTCAATCTTTTTAGCGCCAATGGCCAAAGATTGTTCAAGCTGACTGATTTTTTGGGTGAGTATTTCATTCCTCTTTTGAATCAAGATGTTTTGCTGTTCGAGCTGATAAATTTGTTGATTAAGAAAATCAATTTTCCTGATATTTTCTTTAACCAACTGATTCATCTCGCCGATTTTCTGATAATATTTAGCTGTGTGGACGCAAGCACCATAACCGCCGAAAGCAAGATAGACAATGATTAGAGCCAGCGCCAAGACAGAGGCGTTGGCCAAAATAAAATCAATTAACCTTTTCATTTTTCTCCTCTTTCTTTTTTAAATTCCCATAATATTTTTTCTTTTTCAAAGAGCGGCTCAAGCTTTTTCTTTGAAATTCTGATTAGGATTTCCCCCTCGATTTCAGAGACTAAGATATTTATTTGGCGGTTTGGACTAATAATAGCCGCGAGGATTCCCTCATCATTTTTTATCCTAATAGGCGGAAATCCATTGTTTGATAAAGAGAAATCATCCTTATCAACGTAATCAAAGCAAATCATTTCTTCTTCTTCTAAAATAACCCATAGGTCATCCCAGATTTCCTTGATTTTCATTTTTCTCCTCCTCATAAACGATTTTTTTCCCCAATCTTTTGGCGTATTCAATCTCTATCTTGGCCCCTTTGCTTTTCTCCCAGCCTTTCAAAACATACACAACGTCTGCCAATTCAACTGAGATGAAATTTCTTTGCTTCAGTTTTTCCTCGGTTATTCCGTTTAGGGAGCCGTAGCACATAAAAACCAATACGTCCGTCGCAGGATTGATTACTTTGATTTTTTTGCGAGTCCAAGCGAGAATGTCCGGCAAAATGTGCTCAGTAAAAACCATCTCTCTAATATTTTCCCAATATTTTTCTTCATTTATCCCCCGGGGGGAAATCGGGCCCGCCAGATAAATGACAACCAAATCTTTTTCTAAACCCCTTATCACCGTTGAAAGTTTAGGCATTTTATTTTTTCTCCTTTAAAATGATTCCCATAGATAGACAAGCGTAAATAAAAATCATTGTTTATCCTCCTTAATCTGAAGATTTTCTCTTAGCCTTAATCTCTTGCCTATCAACGAAAGCTTTTGCCCCAAGGTAGCCACCCACAACCGCCGCCTGGAATGAAAAAAGCTCAGTAATAGGAAATGATGGCCAGAGAACCTTGAGGCAGGCCTCGCCGAGGGCAAGAAAGATTGCTAGAATTGTTAGCTTAAATTTTGTTTGGCGTATATATTTTTCTTTATTCATGGTATAATAAACCTTTTTAATCGCCGCAATTCGCCAATATCTTTTAAGGTTTCAATATAGCATTCAAGGGCTTCTTTAATTAGCTCTTTTGTTTCTTTAAGCGAGCGGCCGCGCGTAACAATATAATTTTCTGCACATCTCGCTATCCACCATTTATCCTCTTTTTTATACCTGATTGGAATACTCAACTTCTGACCGGCAAAATGAAAAATAAGGTTTTCATATAAACATTTCGTTTTATTGCAATTACTGCTCATTTTTGGCTATTCCCCCTAATCAATTGGGTTCTCAAGCGAATAATATTTCCCTCTTATTATTTTGCCTATTTCTTTAAAGCTCCCATCAATTAGCCGATTAATATTCACTACCTCATTCTTTGCTTTAACCCATAGCTCCGGAAAACAATTATCGGGCCAGATAATTTGAGGCACCTTTTCTTCTCTTTTCTTTTTGATTCCGTGTAAAGAGACCTGAATCAACCTTATCTCTCCATGCGGGCAATCATCGCCTTTCGGTTTAATAGCGATGAGGTCAGCAAAACCAAAAAGGTCATTGCCCGAAAAAATAATTTTGTCCCCCAATTTGACGGCTTTTTTACCAGTAAGATGGACAATATACCCCTGCTTCTGAAGCCAATTCCGGCACCAGTATTCAAATTGGCGTCCCCTCTGATGCTTATTCATCCTTAGAATTTTTTAATTTTTTTATTCCCACCACATCCTCAGCCACCATTCGCCAATAATCTGCCTCGGCTTCAAGCTCAGCAATTTTCGCCGAGTAGCAAAGCGATAAGCTGAGGATTGCGACCAGAAAGCCCAAAATGCTACCGGCCACAAAAAATAAGTACTTCATTTTCCCTCCTTTTTATTTTGTTCATTTTGAAGATTTTCCCCGTAACTGGGGAAAACAGACCGACAAAATTCTATATAATGTTTTTCGCACATCCAGCGACGCAAAACCGAAACATACGTTGCTGGTTTGCGCCCACAATATTCACATTCAATATCTTTCTCAAATTTAGCCATTTAACGCCTCCTCATCATATTTTCTTTCCACCAGAACCAACCTTAAATCTTCCTCATCATCTAAAAAGCGACATTCTTCCCCATCGCAAATATTTCGATGAGGACAATCATGGGGGCATGATGGAAATTCATCGTTTGCTTTTACCAGCCGATTTTCAATCATTTTTCACTTCTCCTTAAAAAGGAACTTCTTCGTCGATATCATTTTGGCCCCCTGGCCCCTCGTCTTCCTCATCAATACCGTGCTCAAATCGCTCTCTTATCAATTCAAATTCTTTTTCCCCCGCATCAACCTTCTCAGAATCAATTAATTTTCCTTCTTTATGCTCTTTCAATTTTTCTATCCCAGTTATAATTTCATTCATTGTTTTCTTTAGCCCGTATATTTCGCCATCAATCTTTTTGACTTTAGCCTCTTCAAGCTCTTTTCTCTTCCTTTCCATCCATTTGTCATGTTCTTCTTGCGATAACTCCCAGTCTTTAATTTGATCATTCCACTCAAGCATTCCTTTTGTTGCTGGCGTGGGTGAATTTTTTCTTATATATGTCTGGACTTTCTTTTTATCATATTCTCCCATTTTTAAAATTGCTTCGACTCTCAGGCCGTGAATACAAGAGCATGTTTTGGTCTTTTCATCCATAAAAGTAACACCGGTATTTTGGCAGGCATGACAAAAATCAGTCGTCAATTCAGAGCGTATCTTATCGCTTGCTTCATTAATTGCCTCGTCTATCTCTTCCGGCAGGGGAAAGGTCTTTTTATTGTGGCTTCTTAAAAGAATTTTAACAGCGGCTCTTAAAATTGTTGGGTCTGAATATCGATAGAAATCATAATATATAACCCTCTGCTCTGAATTTAAGGGGCCAAATAAGGCTTCTAAGGGCGCAAAGATTTCTTCAAGGTCAAAATCAGTTAACATTGTTTTCATTTTTCATCCCCCAGAGCCCGTTTGATTGCCTCGAGCCGTCGCTGGCTATCAATATTAACCCCCTTTGTGCCCCCTCTATCCTGGGTCCTTGCCAGCCAATTGGTTATAAACCTGCGCCAATTCCTCTTTTTCCCCTTAGCTGGATTAGCGATAATCCACTCCCGCATTCTCTTAAGCTCAAGGTCAATATCACAGGACGGGTAAGTCTCCCCCCATGCCTTCTTAAGCTCTTCTGTAATGTTGAGCCATTGCTGGCATTCAAAATCGAAAACAGGAGGCGGCTCTGACCGTAATTTTTTACGAGTCAGAGCAATATTATTATTTTTCTCTTTTTCTGCTTCTGTATATGATTCTGTTTCTGAATATGCTTCTGTTTCTGTTTCTGCTTCTGCTTCTGGTAAAATTTTTGCTTTCATTTTGCTTTCATTTTGCTTTAAATTTGCTTTGCCATTTGCTTTAATTTTGCTTTCATTTTGCTTTTTTCTACCCCCTAAACGACCACATTTTGCCCTGATTTCAGAAATTTCAGCCTCTCGAACCATCCGCCTGCAAAAAATCGTCCCATTTTCATCTCGGGAAAAAACGCCGTTTTGCTCAAGCTCAGAAAGCAAATCATTAATCAGGTCCTCAGGCTCCCCTAAAAGTTTTGCTAAAGTTTTGCTTTCAATTTGCTTCCCATTTATCATTAAATAACCACGTTTTTCGCTCTTGGCCATGATGGCCAGCATGTTAATCCATAACCCCTGAGCGGCAAGACTCGATGCCCGAACGCCTGTATCGGCAAGCCAATCCTGCCAATACCATTTCGTCCAAGGATTTTTATCTTGACGGCCTGGCATTATTTTCCTCCGTAAAAGGAAATTGGTCGACATCGTTTTCCTCTTTAAAAGGAAAAGGGGCGGCAAGGGAAAAGGAGGGGATTCTGGAGGGATAAAAAAGAGAAAAACCTTGCCGCCCCATGAGATTACTCCAGCTTTTTAACCGAAAATCTAAACCCCTGCCTCTTTTGTGCGTATTGCGACTTAATATCAGGTGGGATTTCGTAGGCGGTATAAGTATATTCTTTTGACTCGATTAGATAAGGCCAAAGTAAGACGCTTTGTCCTTGGAATCTCTCTCTTAGTTCTTTTGCGATTTCATCAAATTCAGTGGCGAGGGGTTTTAATTCCCAGTATCGATTGAGCTTAGCCTCAAGCTCCGGGTCAAATTGAATATTAAGCGTATCGGCTTTGAAATCGGGGAGACAGGCGGTCCGCCTAAACGCGCAAGTCTCGCATTCATCTATCCATTCAGCCGGAGGAACTTCTTTTTTAGCAACGTATTCATTTACCTTTTCAAGCTTTTTAAGAATTTCATCAGCATACTCAAGCGCTTCTTCTGTCAAATAGAATTCCTTTTGAGAAATCTCCCCCGTCCCCTTACACTTAATGAGCATTATGCCTTCTTCACTATTTGACATAAGCATATAAAGAAGAATTTGAGCGGGATATCGGCGGACCCAGCTCTGCTTGGCTTTGACTAAATCCATTCCGGAGAGCGGTTTGATTGCGGGGAAAATATTGGGTGAACAGGATTTGATTTCGAGCGGAATTGCTTTGCCATTAATAGAAATCTTGGCGTCAATATGACCGGTTAGCTCAAATTTTTTCCACTCAAATGGTCTTTGTTGCTCAATGATTTGGAGACCAGACTGCTGGAGGCGTAAAAGGATATCACGCTCATGGAGATTACCCTCAGCAAAAATTCTTTGTAAATCAATTGATGGTAGTTCTTTTTCTTCTGGTTTAAGTCGACTTAAAACCAAAAAACGAATGCAAGGATGACCAGCTTCTGAGGCTCGATTCGAAGGGTGGGGGGTTAATTTAATTTGCTTTTCTATTTCTTTATCGAGAATTTTAACGAGGTTGATCATTTTTACCTCCCTCTTTCCTGTTAATTTTTTTGTCTAAAAGCGTGCTAAGCTGGTGGTGAGTGTAGTTAAGCCATCTATCTGAATTAATTTCGTCAAGGGAGTTGACTGTGACTACTTTTCCATCTTTTTTCGACTTGAACGTGCTTGCAAGCTTAATATGATTTTTAGCCAGCTCCTCATCCCCATTTGCGAGTTCGAGCGCCATCTTCCAGATTTCTTCTTTCTTTCTTTTCATTTCTTCCGATGCCTGCTTGGGAGCCTCTTTGAACTCAACTTTAGCGATTTTATCGACATTTATCCCGGCTTCTTTTAGCTGGTCCCAACTTAGAGAGCGGAGCCCCAACAGATGAGTAATGCCGTTAACAATTAGATTTGAATATGCGGCCTTTTTTATATTAGTTTCATCGATTTCTGAAAGTGGACGAGGTTGGCCGTTGGCCAGAGAAAAGAACTTGTCTCTTTGGCTACATGTCCCAACGGCCTCAATTGAATCCCCCGATTTAAGATAAAACTTCCCGGTGAACGTATAAATATAAAATCGTCCTTTCTCATCTTCAGACCATTCTTTCCAGCAGCGAACATTTTCCCAGCACACACCAAATCTCCGAGCGATTTTCTCAGCCCCCGCATGGGTAAGATAAGGCTTTCCACCCTGGTCAACCCAGTCCGCTTCAATTGTCATTTTGAGCGCGGCCTGAATAAGACGCTTGGCGAGCTGGACATTTTGCTCGGCTTGGGCTACAATTTGGTCGAGGGACGTTTCGGGTGGGGCCGGAGGTGATTGAGGTTTTATAACATCAACCACCGTCTCCACAGCTTCCCCATTCTGGGGAACCTGAAGCAAAATTTCTTGCTCTTTCATTTAAAAACCTCCTTTAAATTAAATTGCTTCACTTTTTAATTTCTCATCCAGGTTAAGAATCAGGTCTATAAATTGATTTAAAAGAGAATGAATGCGACGGTATTCTTGACAGGTAATCCGTCTATCTTCATATGCTTTTTCTATCAGCTCTTGAGTCCGACCGCAGTCTATTGAAAGTTCTATTAGCTGTTTTTCGAGAGGCGCCTGTTTTTCCTTGGATTGGATTGAAACAATTTTATAGCCAGCAGCTTCGGCAAGGAGGTCCAGGGGGCGGCGGTCGCCGGTGGCAAGCGTATAGGCGGGAATAAATGCCGCCAGAACCCCCTGGTTCCTATTTAGCTGATTCCAGGCCCGGTCATACGAGAGGAGCTTTTCGCTTGCCCCGGCCATTTGGCAACCTCTAGTTTCATAATAAGCAAAATAAAAGCAATTGTCAAGTGCTTTTTTGAAATTTTTTGGAAATCTTCAATTTCATTCTTTTTAAAAATCCTTAAATTATGACTATAAGAATGGATAAGCGAGAATTTGGGATATTGATAAGGCGGGCAAGAATTAAAAGGGGCCTTACCCAGCAAGCCCTCGCCAATCTAATTAACTATCCCCTTGGTTTCGCCACCGGCCCGTATGTGCCCACCGATGGCATTCAAATTCGATGGCCTCCCCCCTCGTTTGCGGGGGAAGAAGCCTACCTTTACACCACTGGCATTTATTCATTTTTTCTCCTTTCGCTTCCAGTAGGATGGAAGGAATTTTCATATAGGGCGATTAGTGGCTCGGGGTCAAAATCATCAAGGTTAGCTCGATTGTCATCCTTAAAATACATCCCTTGGTCCATATATTCATAGGCATAATAACCGAGCTCTTTTAACCTTTTTGCCAGCGCTGGGACGTCTTTGAGGCCCAGCCCCCGGCCGCCCTTTTGGTTCGCTCTTCCAGAGCCATCATATCCCCCATCTCCCGAAATCATCACCCTATCATGGGGCCAGGGCAGGTCTGGCACTTGCCAGTCTTTCACTACGCAATGAATCGAAAGGATTCCCACCTGGCCAGCGATATTTTGCCAACATCGCCCGGGTGAGGCGATTATTCTCTCTCTTGGCACACCATAATCGATAAGCTCCCGAACGACTCTATCATGCCACATAATCATATAATCATCAGGCCAATCGAGAGCATCATATTCATTCATCGTCTCAATCCAATATTTGACGCCAGTTTTTTGTATTTCCGAAATTATATCTTTTCTATATATTTTCAGAAACGGTTCAATCGTATTATCACCTATCCCCCAATAGCCATTAGGAAAACGGTTAACACCTGGATTTTTCATATCTCTGTCCGGGGCTGATGATAAAACCGGATGCCAATATTTTTCCCATCCGTCTAATTTTAATGAGCAAAAATCATCGAGAGAAATAATAACCTCAAGACTAAGGCCCCGGCAATAGCAAAGAATTTCTCTGAATTTTTGCCACCATTTTTCATCATATTGCCGCAGGTCATAAAAGGGCAATTCTGGGGCGTCGTCATAATCCGCATGCCAGGTGCCAATCTGTTTCCAGGGGCTTGAAACATTTCCAAACCACCCATACACAGCGAACATCCTTATACCATCAGCTTTAGCCTCAGCGCATTGCCGAAGAAAATTTTTCCAATCACCCTCAGCAGTCATGATATCAGCGGCAAAAACATAGCGCTTAAACTTTGGCTCTGGTGCATGATGAATTGAGCATACCTCTCGCGGCTCATCTCCAATCTCAAACTCCTCTTCAATCACTTCAGGACAATAAGGGTTAGGAATTAGGCCCGATTCCTTACAGACTTGAACCTTGATTTTTATTGGCTTTGGCTCTGGCGGTTCTGGTGGTTTTGGAGGTTTTGGTTTATATCGGTCGCAGTTAAGCAAGCTCGCAATCAGCCTACTTTTGAATATTTTACAGAGCCATTTCCGGATATTCATTTTTGTTCTTTTTCCAATTCTTGCTTAACAAATTTATCTTCCTCCAGCTTCCATTGGGAAAATTCTTCCTCTGGTATTCCCAATTCTTTCATCACTAAAGTGAGTGTTCTAAAATATTCATCCTGAGCTTGTTTGATTATGTTTTCCGCCAATTGCCGCTTGAGGTTTATTAGCTCAGTCAGTCATTTCTTAATCCTGTCTTAAATATCTTGATTTTCTTTTATTTTCAATAAGATTTATTTTGCATATACTTTCAATTTATTTCAATAAAATTCACTTTTTTCGCTTTTTTGGTCAATTTTTGGTCAAGATTGTGTAACACATCATTCAATTAATAATAAAGCCAAAAAAGTTCTTGCTATTCCCGCAAGGATCCCCGGGGTATTTCCCCCTGTATTTTGATATGCATATAAGGCCACATTGCTCCCTTTGTTCAAAAAAAGAATGTCTGAAAAGCTAAAGGCTATATAATTATTCACTGTCGAAAGTTGGTCTTCATGAATAGTTCTATCTGAACCATCATTAATAGAAACAATATATCGTCCCGCCTGGATATTAGCCCATGTTACACGGGCAACAGCAAGGTAAAAACCAGAAACCGGAATGACATAATAATTATTAGCGGTATCAAAGCCGCCTTTGGTATCGTAAAATACAGTATTTAATTTAATCCTTGTCCAGGTAGCATTGGGAATATTTAATTGGCTTGAACCGAGATAGGCCCTAACCTTAGCCTCATGGCTCCTTAATATACGGTTAAGCAAGCTGTTAATTCTTTTAATTTCTTTTTCAAAATCGGCTTTTAAGAGAAACATTTTATCCCCTCTTTTGGAATAAAATCGCCATCGCATTCCACGATATATTTTTTCTTTGCGGGAACAGAACCAATGATGAGATAAAATATTGGTGTTTTTATTACCGCTAATCCGTGATAGCAATCCCAGCTTACCGGCATTCTCAACAGAGCTTCCATTAAGGGATAATTAGGAGAAATCAGGCGGTAAATATCAAAATATTTTTGAGCCATCTCTATTGAGTTCTCACAGGCAAAGGAGCAGGGAATATGAAATGAGACCCGAATCCCGGCATAACGTAATATCGGATTTGAGAAAGCATGGGGAACAAGCCATATTTTGGTTTCTGATTTTTTCATTACTCGCTCCGCTGGTGTCGCTTCTGCCGCCTGCCATATTGGGTCAAAATATCCGGCCTGCCATCTTTCGGCAAAGGCCTTGCGACAGCATTCGGGATAGCCAAGAAGTTTCCCTTGTGTATCATGGTCTCCCCGTTCATATGCTCCGACAAATTCTCTGGCTATGGCAATGTCCTTGCTAATTATGACTGATATATTCTTAGCCTCCCCCAATTTCGGCTCTTCATGATAATGAGCAAAGCCGTCGCATTTCCGGGAATATCTGACCGGAAGCGAAACAAGCCCATCATCAACCCAGGCCCTGGCCAGACCCAGATATTGTTTTTCATCGACGGTTTGCCAGCTTGCCGGCCTAAGTCCTCGTTTGACTGTTTCTATTTCAAGCGCAAAAATATCTCGGCTCAAATCTGCTAATACGCCCGCCCAGGCATTTTTGGCCTTTTGGGATAGCCAAACAATCCGATAATAATTTCCGACTTTAATCGCTATGGTCTCCATGAGGTCTGTCTCCATGCCAATCTTGATGGCCGGTCTGTATTGATTCGGCCTTGCCCTCAATCATCTTGAGCCTAAAAATCGAGTCGCTTAATATATGCTCATATAGCATCTTATAGCCTTCGCAAAACCTTGTCTTATTTCGCCAGTCGTTATCGATTCCAGCCCCGGGACACCCGCCATAACAATAGAGCCAAAAATGGCAGCCTTGACAACCACCTTCATCCTGGGGAATTTGAGGCAAAATCTCATATCTTTCAACCCCGGATTTTTCGGCTCTTAGGGCTTGAATCCCATCAATCGCCGCCCCGCCGTGAAGACAGCAACCCAATGAGCCATCCCCTATAATACAGACCTCAGCCGCAGTTGACCAGACATCGCATTGATTCAGGACGCATACAGCCGGTTTTCCCAACAGCTTATTTACAAAATCAAGCGGCGGCCTCCAATCAAACCGGCAATCCGTTTTCATTGCCTCATATATAACAATCCAGGCCTGGCCTAATTCCTTACCCGTCAGCTCCTCTTGAGGGCGCAATTTTTCATCATATACAATAGCTTCATTTAGCCTGACCGAGAAAATGCCAAATTCATCTCTTAATCTAAATAAAAATCGTAGCAATTCGGGAATTTTATCGGGCAAGGCATTATACCTTCGCAATAAGCAGATAATTGAAATGTTAACGTTAGCATCCCTCAATTTCGCTATATTTTTTATAACCCTTAAGGTTAATTCAATTCTTTTCTCAGGCGATAAATTCAGAGCGTTTAACCGACCATAATTAAGCTCAGGCGTGTCCCCATCAAGACTAATTCCGACCGCCGTTTTATACTTCTTGAAAAGCTCTATATGGTCATCATCTATCAATAATCCATTGGTCTGAATTGAGGTTCGGCCGAACCTTTGATATACAATCCGCAGAAGCTCCTCAAGCTGATTTTTGGGAATTAATAAGGGCTCGCCACCGTGAAGACACGGAACCTCTGAATCTGGTTTTAACTGTTCAATTAATTTCTTTAGAGCTTCTTTCAGCGCACAAAAATCAAATCGTGGGTAAAATCCAGTTTCCCTAATTTTCGCCTCATAACATGAGGCACAATATCCATTACACTCGATTGGCTTAATGCTAATCATGCCATCTCCTCAATACCACGAGTCAATATGCGGAGTATCAGAATGAGAATCAGAATGAGAATCTTCATGGGACGTATCTGAATGGGGCGAATCTGAATAATCTGTATGGGAGACATCTTCATGGGCAACGTCGGAATATGAATCTTCATGTGAATCCAGGTGGGGCGAATCTGTATGGCTGTCGGCATATGAGTCTGTATGGGCCACATCATCATGGACATAATCGTTCCAATCGTCATATAGAGGGTCATCATAATGATCGTCGTGGTCACTGTGCGTATAGTCTAAATGAGCCGAATCCTCATGGGAATCTTCGTGGGGAATATCTTGATGAGCTTGGTCTGAATGCGAATCGGAATGCGAATCGGAATGAGGTGTATCATTATAATCGTTATAAGTTTCATCTCCATGAGCCACATCTCCATGAGCCACATCGGAATGCGAATCCCCGTGCGAGTCTTTATGGACGACATCGGAATGAACGGCGCCCGCCGCCTGGCTTAAATCAATGGCTTGAATTTCGGCAAAAGGATTGGCGAAATTTATTCTCGATTCTAAAATTATATACACAGCATTCTCCAGAAGATATAGAGGCGTTCCTTCTGGATAAATCAACTTTGATATTTTGATTTTATCCGCCGGCTTCAGGTCATAGGCCAGTGGCTGAAGTGATAAATTTAATCTGCGAACGGGATTGCGGTACATTTTCAGATATTTTTCAGCCAGGGCTTCGGCCTCTGCCGAATCTCGCAACAAGCTCTCTATGACCAGGCTGTTTTTCTTTTTATATCGATATTCAGTTTTTGGGTCTGATTTTTCTATTCTTTTCCATTCACCGGTCTGGGGGTTGAAATCGTAAAGAATGACAACGGAAGAATAAATTGAATCATAATCTTCCCTGAAATCGTCCAATTTAATTATATCTTCTGTTTTAAATTCGGTGGATCCGGTTTCCCCCGGCTCGAAATATTTGACATAATATTTCCCATCCGGCCTGGCAACGAGATGAAAAAGAAATGTTGCCATCATTCGCCTTATTGCCTCGGTGGCCGGTTGTTTTTGAGATGGAGCAAACCACCACGATAATTGTTGGGTTCGGGCCGATTGAAGGGCATTAAAAGAAGACTGGTCAAGATTAGATGAATCAATCCCGCAAAGCGTAGTCAAAATGAAATATAAAACATTTGCCACATTTTCCGAAAAGGCCGCGGTCCCACCAAAATAAGAAATCTTTATACCTTTGACTCCGCATGTAATAAGGGAGTTTCCGGGGTCGGCTGCCAAGGTAAATTCTCCGGAATCAGGATATGCCGTATAATCAACCTCTGGTGTTAATAGATTCCCGTCCTTTTTGACCCAAAGAAACGAATCAATAGCATAAGGCGAAACCTTATACCGCCTGGTTGAAGAATTGATTAAAATCGGGATGATATTTTCAACCTGTCCAAATGGAATCGGAATTGGCTGGCCGTCATAGCGGGCCTCCATATTCGGATAAGTTAAGAGAGAAAAGGTTTGGGGCGGAATATCTCCAAGCTCTATATTTCGCCTATCTTCAATTTCCAGTGAAATTCCATCCTCTTTTTTTGATATGTTTTTTATATAGCCTCTCGAAACGATCTGGAGTGAAGAATAAGAATCTCCGGGTTTCGCCACCTTAACAATTATTTCTTTCCCTTCGAAAATCCATTTTTTAAGGGCCAAAAGAAGCCATTGAGAAGGGACGAGCTTAAGCTCACCCATATCTGCTCGCATTGCCCCCGAGTGATATTCGCCTACAGCAAGCGTTAGTTCGGGCGGCTCTTTAATTATTGGTTGATAAAAAACATTGCTTGAATTTCCCTGAATCGGGAAAGCTGATTCCCCATCCTCCCGTAAGCCTGAAGCGAGGCCCATCCAGAAAAACATGAGAATGCAAAATTTATATTCGCTCGAAACCTGCGTCGATGGCGATTCACCGGTTGAGGTATGAACATATAATTGTTTGTTATTATAATCGACGTAATAGGATGAAGCCGTGGCTTCAACCTCAGCGATTGAAGATTTGGCCGCATAAGAAGACCCATTCTCCTTGATTTCACGAATCGAGCTTATTTCTGAAAAGTTGAGGTCAGAAATTGCCGTTTGAAAAGTATATATTTGACCGGCTGTCTGCACCCAGGGTCTTAGATTAATTTCCTCGGCAAGATAAAGCTCGGCAATAATAAGCCGGTCGACATCTACATTCCAGGTCATCTCAGTTGCTCAAGCGTAATTTGAATTTCCCAATAATTTTTATGAATCTGGCGCATCGAAAAACCAGCAATTCGCACATAATAGGTTGTGTTATTGGGGTTAGATGTATCTTCACAGAAGAAAAATTCTTTCCAGTTACCGACCTTTTGATATAATAATTCAAACCCGGCCTTATCACTATCATTAACAAAAAAAGTATAAGTCATCTCTCGGTATTTTGTTTTTAGCAACGTAACAATCTGCCCTGACTCTGAATAATGAATTGGGCTCGGGTCGATAAGTTTTATACTGCGGTCAGCAAAATATCTTTGAGGCTCAAAATAAGTGCCACAAAATATTCTACCAATGCTAAAAAATGATTGTCTTGAGCTATTGGCCAAAATATATACCCTATAATATTGATAGCTTTGCTGATTAAAAAATTGAACCTGACAATATGATGGAGACTGCCAGGCTAAATTAAGCGGAACTGAAGAGAAGTTATCATTACTCCCTTGGAAATATAATTTTTTATCTGAACTTATTAAATCTAAATTATTCGCAAAAATGACTACCGCTTGGGCCGATTTTTGAGAGTCAAGCGTTGATTTAACCCATTGGTCCTGAGTTATTGTCATTGACCGCCAACTCTTTAGATGCCATCGATGCTGGGTATTAGACCCGGGATAGCCTGAAGCTTCGGTGGCTGCGGTAATTGTTCCCACATCCCAAATGTTCGTATAAAGAAATCGGCATGCCATTTTAAGCCCTCACTGACTTAGGATGAACCAAAAAGGCTTCAGAGCGCATCAGGCGGCTCAGCTCTGGCACGATTTTCTTTTTTATCACTTCAACAATATTTGTTTCAGAAGCATATATATTGAAGACAAAGCTCTGGGAAACCTGATTTCCACCCTGTATCGGCTGGATAACAACCCGTTCCGGCCCCGCTTCACCTGCCATAAAAAGCGTCGGCCTGGTAACAATGCCCTCGAATCCAAATTGAGCTTTCTTTGTCCCCTTCAGCACACCCCAAACGCCATAAGCCGCCTCCCTTATTTCAGCAGCAAAACCTGATATATCTTCAAGCAATCGATTTTGATAGCTCAAGGCCTCATCATTAATTGCCTCAAGTTTTTCGAATATGCCCTTGGTCAAATTAAGATAATCGGCTGAAAGATAATTAACGACGATTTGAGAATTATCTTTGATAAGTTTAAGCCAAAAGGTAACGTCGGTATGCTTTTCAGGCCCTTTAAGCCAATTAAAAATTGAAGCGGCAAAATTCGCAATTCCACCAAGGCCGCCCAGGGCCATCGATAACGAGCTGAAGGCGGCGATAGAAGAACTTACGCTTGAAGCAACGGACGTGGCCGCATGAGCGGCCGATGAAACCGCCGATGATAAAGATTTTCCGATATCAAGGGCAGATGAAAGAACATCCTTGAGCTTTTTGATTAGCTCGGTGGCAATCATTTCTCCAAGCATCCGGAAAAAGGCTTGCTTAATTTTTTCCCAAATTCCCTTCATAAAATTCTTCAAAGTTAAGCCGCCCTCAAGCCATTTTTGAATAAGATTTCCTAACCCAGTGGCAATATCATTGAAAAGGCCATCAAAATAATTTTTAATCTCAGAAGTCGTTTTTTGAACTGGAGGCACATATTGCTCAAAATGGTCCTGCCAATAATATAACTGCTGAGGTGTTATGGTGTGGTCAATAAGGTCTTTTAGATTTCTTGCTGCTGGCAACACCTCGCCTTCTACGAGTACTCTCCAATTTTTCATTACACTGGCATATTGATTCCACAAAGGAATAGCCGTCTGTGTAATTTTTACTTTTTCTTTAACCGCTTCGGTTATTTTCTCAATAGCTCGCCCCGTTTCATTTATCGCAGGTTTCGATTTTTCATAAGCCTCTTTAATCCTTTCCAGTCGGTCCACATGGTCATGTCCAGCCGCTCTTGCTCTCTCAATCGCCTCCCGAAGAATTATGAAGGATTCGGCATATTCCTCATTGGCTTTTTTAGCTCTTCCTTTAGTTGCTATCCACGTTCCTACTGTTTCCCCAAATTTAGCCACTGCGCTTGTAACTTTTCCTACTGTTGTGGTCATCTTTTCGAGCAACTCAATTAGAGCGCTAAGCCAGAGTTTGAAATTCTCAGATTCAGCAAGTTTATCGACCCACTCTTTCAAATCTTTTATAGCATTTCTTAAGGTTTCATTTTTGATTATGTTTTCACCTATCGTTTTTTTCAAATCATCAAAAGAGTTTTTTAGTTGCATTTGAGCGCCAGAAAAGGTTTCTGTTTCTGTTTTGGCTCGCTCATATAGAGCCAATAATTGCTCGAGAAATTGACGCCTTTTTTCTTCAAGAGGCAAATTTTCGGAAACTCTAATGCCATATCGAGTTAGCGCCCCTGTATTCCCTTCCATCGCCTTGGCCACAAGCAAAGCCGCCGTTTGGAGGTCCATTTTAAGGGTAGAGGCGAGGCCAACCGCTCCTTTTGTAGCCGCTTCTATCCCCTGGCGGTCAAGGTTGGTTAATTGAAGTAAGAGCGTTGTGGCGCCTTTTACCGCATCATCATTATATATCGTTTCCTTTTGAATTGCTTCGGCGAGAGCAATAAAGTGATTTTTTAAGGGCTCAACTGTTCTTCCGGTCGTAGCGAGCGCCGCTTCAAGCGAACGATTCGCTCTTTCCGCTTCAGCCGCCTCCTTAATGCTATCCCCCACAAATTGAGTTAGCTCGTGGAATCCTTTTCTAAGAGCCTCAACAGCCAGAATTCCCCCAGCAATCTGCTTCCACAGTCCGCTAAATTTGCTACCAGATTCTGTCGCTGTTTCACCGGCTGATTTTAATGATTCGGCGCTTTTTTGAATTTCGCCGTTAAATTCCTTAATCGAAGCCTGTGCTGTTTTTGTATCAACCTCGACGATATATTTGATATCAGCCATTATGCCCTCATTTTTTCAGCCGCCATTTTTTCGATTGTCTGGCGCATAATATTCAGTTTCTCCAATATGATTATTTTTTCCGCCAAAGTTTCTCCGGCCTGGTCGATAAACTCTTTTAGCATCCCGGAGTTAATTCCCATATCTGATATCAGCGGCATTGCCAATTTGATTAGCATTAGCTCCTCTATTCTCGGCTCCGGCTCATTTTTTAACGGATGGTCATCTGGCAAAGCCTCTATTTCCTCGGACGAACCTATTAAAGGTCCCCAGTTAATTAAGAGGCTGAGCGTTCGCTTGAATTCTTCAAGAAAAAATCTTTATCGCTCAACGCTCTGATAACATGAGTCATTACGAGCTGATTATCTACAGTCAACGCTCGCAACACTCGCCGTAATGCCTCTACTTCCCCAATTTTCTCTTTAATATTAATCGCTCTTCCTTCATATTCAACATTTTTCCAATCTACAATGTGCCTGGCACAAATTTCCTCAATCAATTCAAGGTTTTCGCAATCATGTTCTGTTCTTATTTTAGCGAGCTCAATAGGGTCGGGGGGCCTGAGAATCAATTCGATTTCTCCGACACCCTGAAGCTCAACTTTCAAGCTGGCCGTCGCAAAAAGCTTGCTGATATCGGCCATAATTCACCTCCAGAATTAGATATAAGCCACTGAATCGTTATTCGAAGCCTCAATATAAGGAACGGTTTGAGACATGCCGGTGGGAGCTGATGTCGCTTGCCCTGCCTTGAAGCTCAGGTGGAGAGGAATAATCTCATCATCAGGCTCCTCTGGAATCGGGTCAAGGAATAAGCAAGGGAAATATAGCTTGAAAGCATAGTTTCCGCTTCCAAGAGATGGGCCGGTGAAAATGATTGCCATTTTTTGAGGCGTCCCGGCTTTTGCTTTATCCTCATAACCAGATAAGGACGCTTTTGGTAATGATAGCTTAACCGTTATGTTGCTTTCTGTATCAATCGGCTCCTGAATATAATCGACGCCGAACGCCTTCTCTCCGCCAATAGCCCGCTCAAAGGAAATCGTCAATGAGCTTGGATATATTTTATTGGCAGGATTAACAACATCTCCCCCACTCATATCATTCAGATATATGGCGACCTGCGAACTATAGAATTTAATCGGCTTATCAAGCTCGGGGATGGTAAGAGCATCTAATTGGGTGTTCGTGTTCGTGGTGTTTGAAAATTTAATTTGATTAGGTTTCAGTTTAAATTCCGCCTTTAGTCCTGCGTCTTCTGGTGATAGGGTGAGCCCAACAACCTTGGCTGATGGAACTTCCCAGACGGCGCTATTGGGTCTTTGAGTGACAAAGGTCAAAAACTTGCCGATAATATCGCTCTGCCAGACGATAGTATGCTTATAAGGAGCTTGGGAACCCTCAACGGTGTCTGAACCAAAAAGAGCTGAGATAAGAAGTCCCAAAGCCGGGCCCAAGTCATACCGAAGAATCGCAACTGGCGAAAAATCAGGCGGATTCTCTAATCCAATAATCTGCGTCCTGGGAAGAATCTGCCCAACCTCTTTGGGATAAAAATAATCAACAGCCGAGCTTTTCAATCCATCTGAAAGCAAAAGCAGGCCATCAGAAGCCGATAATGTGACGGCCGTTCCCCATGTCGTTGCTTTCTTAGCCCCTGTCTTAATTTGTCGTTTAATCGGTTTCGTCAGTGCCATTTCTTTCCTCTTTTACAGCCCCCGCATCCTTCCAGGCCTCTAAAATATTTCCTGGAATTCTATCGATGGGGACCCCTTTTCCAGTTTCAAGTAAAATTGACTCGCCATTTTCATTCACGAAAACGGCGTTAGAAAATGCCCAAACACATTTCTTTTTTTTCAACCTCATCTTTTTAACTCCTTTCCTCATTGAATATTTTCAACCGTAATCGTAAACCTCTGCTCAAAGAATCCAAGCCCCAATGAGGCTAATGCCCCCTCATCAGTTTCTGGCCCACCCTTGATTTTTAGGGTTAAGACAATTGAGCCGAGGCCCGACGTTAAATTTTCATAATCAGCCATGATGGCTTTTCTTACGTCTGAAATTGCTTTCTCAACCATCAGCGGCAAATCTTCATTTCCCTTCACCCAACCATCGACAACGAGGTCAAAGGTTTCCCACATAAGACCAGAACCATATTCACTTACCTCACCGGCCGTACCGATTGAGAGAAAATAAGCGGGAAATGCCTTAACCTCATCAATTGACCTTATACCAATTTCCACATGTCCAGGCGTAAAAAAATAATCATAACCTGCCGAAATTGTAGATAAAACCTCCTTGGCTCTCACCAATATCTGATATCTTTTTGAAATCTCTGGCATTTCACACTCCCCTGACCACTTGGTCAATTGCTTGTCTCAGCTCTGATTCTTTCCGGCTCAATACTGGGCGCATATAAGGCCTGGCGGGAATAGACACCTGTTTAGTCAAGAAGAAGAGGATCTTAACCGTTCCCTTCCCGAATGAACTTTTAAGCGTCGAACCCTCTTTTTTTGCCAAATAACATTTACCATCTTTTTTTAGCACAAATAGCTTGCCGTAATTTTTTGCCACACCCTTAACACCCGGCATTGGAATTGTCAGCGCTTGCGCACGCTTTGGCGTTATATCACCACCGAGCTCGTGAATTCTGGCATAGACGACCGATTTCGCCCAGGCAACGCCCGTTCCTATCTCGCCAATCATTTCCTCTTCACCCGTAATTTGCCAGCCAATATTTCGCCATAATTGTCCCGTCCGGATATGAAACTTTGACCTGATTTCCTCTTTTACTTCCTGCGCCGTTTTCCCGAGCCATTTCGCAAGTGCGCTTTTCCACCCGGCCGGCACATTAGCCAGCGCTTTCATTCTTTCCCCATTAAATTCAACCCTTACATTGACCATCTTATATAATCCTTTTGCTTCGATATTTCTCGAGCGTCTGCTTCACTATGTCCGGGATATCAGCGGCCCAATTCAACGAGCCGCCCTCAAATGACCGACTTGATTCAGACCAATTTGCCATCTTTGTCCTTTTGTAGATGAGGAAGGCGATGATATATATTGCCATCTTTAAGTCTTGAGGCGCCCTCGTATCAGAATAGCCTCCTGTGTAGGTTACAGAAATCACATCTTTCCCAGAGGTCCACTTAATTGGATATCCTTGCTCATCCAGCCGCAAAAGAAAACGCTCGCTTTTGAGCTCATAATCAGATGACGTCAGCGTCGTCTCATATTCTTTCACCTCAACAATATCGGCCACGGGCCAGCGCTCAAGCTCGATATAATAGCCACCGCCTTCATATCTTTCGGTAATAGACGCTTCATCAAATTTCCGGCCACAATAGGCTTCAGCAATCCCCTGGGCCTGAAGAATAGAATACTCGATGAGGGTGTCATCAGAAGTCCCGGAGATTTCAGCCAAAGTCTTAAATTCTTCTTTTGTTAGTATCGCCATCTTATCTCTCCTCCAAGATTTCTACTTTAACGGCGATGGCCAGCCGCCAATCGATAAGCTTCTCGGCAATATCATCATCGATATCGATGATATCGCCCGGCGACGCCCCGGCTTTTTTCCAGGCAAGCCATACGCTTTGGGGGTCACGCCTGAATGGGGTTCTTAAGATTTTTATTCTCATCATCTTTTATCCAGGAATGGGGAGGGGGCCAAAGCCCCCTTCCCATTGCCTATATTAGGTCGAGCTCTTATTCTTCAGCGCAGCAACAGCCTCAGGAAGAACCATGCGACCACCCCAGCGCTTGCGGGCATGAATCACGATTGAGCCAGTATTAGCTGAAGAGAAGGGGTCTCTTAGCAGAGTCATATCGAGCCGTTCCATCAAAATATAAGCTCGCTTGTAATCGCCAAAGAGGGCAAAAATGTCCGTGTTGTTTCCGATATTAGACAGGTCTGGAGCTTCAACGACAGGAGCACCCATCAGCACCCACTCGGGTCCTTCAGCGAGCTGTTGCAAAAGATAGCGGCCATAATCATCTTTTAACAGCGAAAAAACCAGCATCGTATTTCTGTTGAAAAGCCAAGTTCCATTTTTTGCATAAACGCTCTTAATTTTGAAATATGCGGTTTTGATTTCATCGGCAGTTACTGTCCCGACCGAAGCGAGCTGGACAACGTTATTTGTATCGAGTTCAACGGTAATTCCATAAGGTTCAGATGAACCGGTGCCGAGAAGGATTTTGTTTCCCTCAAGAGCTGCAAAGGCTTCAACAATTTCTTCTCTGACGAACGCCTCGGCATCGGCAAAAGCGTCTTCAATCAGCCAGTTCGTCACGTCGACTCTGTGATAAGCCTCGTAAATATCGATAGCCTTTTGGCCCAGAGGGGTTGACCAGGTCCTTTCTGAACGAGTGCCTGTTTCAGTCACGAAGGCCGCCGAGGTGGTTCCGCTCTTAATTGGCCAATAAACCCTATTCGTATTCGTAGCCATGACCCTGACCAGCTGTCGCATGGGAGAAATTTCCCGAATACCGGCGATAATTTCCTGCGCATATTCGGGAGCGACGAGATAACCACCAGAGGCGCCAGTTCCTTCTTGAAGAACCTTAACCTCAAGTTCAGCCGGCCATTTCCCTGTCTTAATGTATTGATTCAGAGCTTTTTTAAACTCAATGGCCTTCTCATTCTTAAGGTCTAAATTCAGCCTTTTGCGATTAACCTCGAGCTCATCAAGCCTTTTTTGAATTTTATCAATAGTCTCTTTTAATTCAGCCTCTTTGGCCTCACGGCCAGCCAAGGCCTTGGTTAAATCTTCTTCTTTATTTCTAAGCTCGTGAATTTCTTTAGTTAAGACTTCAAGTCTTTCGTCCATTTCTTTCTCACACTCACAGCCTCTTCTAATTCCCTAAGGATTGAGTGGAGTTTCTCCGGCTCAACCCCACCCTTCGGCTTGGCTTTGGAAGTGGAAGATTCCGGCTTCCTGTCGCCAAGTGAATCAAGGGATTGGGCTGCATCTTCCAAGAGAATCGATTTGCCACAGGATGGGCAAACGACCTCTATTGATTTCTCTTTTCTGGCGGCCTCAAAACTGCCACCATGTTCTTTACAGTGCGCCCTTGCCTCTTCCTCAGACCAAGTATCTTTGGGATAGCGATAGGCCTGCTCTTCAGAGCCACCGTCCTTTTTGAACCCAATAATCACCGAATATTCCTTGCCATTATGAGTTCTTTTCATCCTAGCAAAGCGTTCATATTTATCAGGGTCATTCAAGCGGCAGCTGTGTTCATTGGGATATGGCTTTGTCTCAAATTCGGTCGATTTTCCCCAATCACCAATCCCTAATCGTTTGGCATGGGCGATGAGGTGCGACTCGGCCTTTTTCCTTAGCTCTTCTGTGCTAATAGAATTAGTTATCGGCTTAATCTGATTCATCCTAGCCAATGCGTTTCTGAGGTGAGGAAGGTCAACTGTATCATCATCATCTGGGTCTTTGACTGATTTATTATGGTGAGGGAGGTGGCGAGCTCTCTTATCTTCGGTTTCGCCTTTTTTATATGCTGGCTCAATGACAGCAAATGCTTCGTCGGGCAAATCGTTGATGTAAGCAGTATCCCACTCTCGCTTTGTTTCGCTCATTTTAATCTCCTCAATCAGCGCAAGCTCATTTGCGGGAAATAGCGTAATACTTCCCTCATAGAGCTTGACCTCTTTCAAAAGTCTCACTCTTTTATTGGCAATGTCTTTATAATCATCCTTGATAACCTGATATCCCATAGAGAGGCCGATTGATATGCCTTCCTGATGAAGCCACTTGATTTTTTCATATAGTTTTCTGGCGTCTTCAAACTCAAGGTTAATTCTTCCCTCAACTTTTAGCCCCTTTTGCTCTTCTTGCGCCGTAAAGACGCCAATGATATGCTCAGGCTCTGAACTATGATTCCAGAGAAGCGGAAATTTCTTTTTTTCAGAAAGCGTTTTTTTAAACGCCCCAGGAACCACCATATCGCCGACTGAATCAACGACGTTGAAAACTTCAAGCCAGCCAGAGAAAACCCCCTGGCCCTCATTTTGCTCAACTGATGTTAACTCAAGGTTAAAAATTTTCGTCTCTTTATTCATCATTTCTCACCTCACTCACGCCACGCTGGGAAAAGCGTACAAAGGCAATTTATGATATTTCCCGGCGAACCCCTCGGGTCACCAGGGTGCATTAATTCTTCTCCGCCAACGATGAAAGGCTCTGTCACGGGAATTGGCTCAGCTGAATATCTATCATCAGCCTCGATATGTTCAATTCGGCTCGTCTCGATTTTCGCCGATAGCCATCCTTTTAGCTCTGCGCCCTGGCTCTTATAAGCTTCAAGCTCTGCGAAATTTTCAGTTTTCGCCGCCTCTGTCCTCGCTATTCGTCGAGCCTCCCAGGGGACGAAAATCTTGAATCGTTCCCAAATGTATTGAGTGAACTGCTCGACCGTCCAATTTTCTTCCTGCGCCCGCTCGAGCAATTCAATAACCTCGCTCATAATCGTCTCTGATATTTTCGTCCCTGATTTAACGACCATCTCGTATAAAATCTCATCATATTCATCACTGAAAATATCTTGTTTGATTTCTATCACATCCAGGATTCCCTTTGTGATTTTCACTCCCGACCTGAATCCCCTTATAAAAACTTTCTTATATACAGGCATTAGCTCTTCGGCATAATCTTTTCCCCATTTCTTTGAATGAACCACGTCCCAGCCGGCTATATATTTTGGCGAGGGGTGTTTTTGCGCCACATCAATTATCTCGGTCCATTTCTTTTTGAGCCACCCTTTAACGGGCTCAATAAATAGCCGCTCTCCGTCTTTCGCTCGCCATTCGAAATGGTCTTTCTTTTTCTCCCTCATATCCGGAAGCCGCCAAATAGATTTAAATTCCCGGCTCATTAATTTTTTAGATTTTTCGCCTGCCTCTTTTCCGACGACTGAGAACGGAATCACTGAGGCTGGAATTAATATTTGGTCACCGGGTGGTATCTGGTCATATTTCATCGCATCCCGGGCCTCGTTAATTGTTATGATTCCAGAAGAAACTAACCGCTGAAGTCGATTTGCCTGCGCCTCTTTATCCTCATGGAAAACCTCGAGTTCTGTGGTATCAAAATCAATATAAACGTCCTCATTGAAATAAGCCGGGAGCTTGGCATTGAAAAGGTCTCTCAATTGGCTTAATTTTGGGATAATAACTTCCGAGAATAATGCCTTTCGAGCTTCCCTCACGTTGCTATAAGTCTTATTCTCTGCGTCTCCGACTAATTCTGACGGGACGCCGAAAACTGAGCACAGGCGGCGGCGGATAAAATTCTGCGTCTCGATGAATTGATTATCCTTTGGCGTTATCGGTGAGGGTTTATATTCAGAATCCGCCTCAATTATGAGTGGGATTCCGACATTTTCGTGGCCGGCATATTTTTTCCTAAATTGTTCTCTAATGAATTCTCTTTCATCTGGGCTTAATGGCCTTTTCACCGAAATAACGCCGGGAATGTTCGGTCCATATTTCAACATTGACCTATACCATTTTGCCATCTCGGCATCAGCCTCAATAAGATTTTTCACGTATCGAGTTGGAGATGGCGATTTTTGATATTCTTTCCATTGCTCAAAATACTTCCAATGAATTATCTCTTCTTCTGGAATTTGAACGGTTTTCCTCTCATAATGGTAAATGTATTGCTTATTGATTATATCAACAAAATTCGAGGGCAAAATCTCGAGCTCTGCATATTTTTTGGCGCTTCCCGAAAGAATCCTTATAAAGGCATTGCCTGTTGAAAAATATTGATAGAGAATTCCCTTGAGAAATTCGGCCCAGCCTACTGTCGGCACCGGGGATTTTAGTAATCTGGCTATAATTGATTGCTCTTCAGTCAACTCCTCAATTTCCTCGCCGCTCTGTCGATATGCGTACCAAGGAATTTGGCCAGCATTCTGGGAAATTAGCTCGATAATAGAGAGAAAGGTATCAGAAGCAAACGGCAAGCTGAGGCTTGTCCCGAGTGGCTCGGCATTCTCGAGAATATCAAGCCATTTGGCATCAACGATAATGCTTTTCTGGTCCGTTGATATTTGTTTCTTTTTCCACGGTAATCTCATTCTGGTCTCCATATAATCGGCCCCAGGCCAGCGTATTTTTGTCTAGCATAATTTGCCAGCGCAAGCGCAATGACGCAATCATCATGATATCCCTCAGGGGCTGAATATCGGATTGAACCGCTCTCGGTTATTTCGCATTCAAAATTATTAAGCTCATTGACCAAAATCTTGTCGTCAAAAATCTTAATCCTTTCTGTCTCAAAAGCGACCATCAGCGATTGGATAATATGACGCTTTGTTTCATTGGTTAGCTTATAACCTTCGATACTAAGGCCCATATTTCTCAAATCCTCATATATGGGGTCGCCGACTCCCGTTAAGTCGATAAGAGCATAGGCCCGATAGTCTCTTAATGCCTGAGCAATTCTTTCCCTCTGAATCGCCCAGTCGATAAGATTGAATCGGTCAATATACACTTGATTTCCATTCTGGTCGAGGATTATGACGACCGTATAATCCTTGAGCCGAGCAAGATCTATGCCGGCATAATAAGTTTTATCGGACTTTTTTGGTTCTGGCCTCGCCCCAATCGCTTTTTCTACTTTTTTGAATACCCTCGAGGCATCAGATATAAATTCAGCATATATTTCCTGCTTTGCCACTGATTCCGGCATATCTTCCATCAGCTCATCAATCTGGCTTTTTGTAAGATATGGATTATCGAAGCTCGTGAAATGAAAATAAGCCCAGCCGTTCTTTCCTTCCTGCGCCTGGTCGGCGAGTAATTTAAAAAGCCCGCTTCCCTTTGGCGTTCCCCCGATGATGACCAGGGGGTCATAATCTAACATCATCGGCTGAATTGTATTGTGCCAGAGGTATTCATCCCGCAAAATAATCCCTGCCTCATTCAGAAAAATAAATCGATAGGCAAAACCTTCAATCACCTCTGGTCTATCTGCGGAGCGCAAATCGAGCTTATGACCATTAATTTCCAGCTCTTTTTTTTGCTGCCGCCACATCCAAATAGCTGGAGGCAGATAACGCAATATCGGAAAGAAATATCGCTCAACATAGCGGTCTATATTACTGTTCACCGTGTCAACCCATAATCCAGGACTTACCCCATCGAGCAAGAGCTCAATTGCCAGATTGGCCATGCCTCTGGTCAGCCCCCAGCGCCGGCCCTTAACAACAATTCTTTTTTTCGCCTGGCAATCAAAGAAAACCCGCTTCTGGCCGGGATGGTAGTAAATCGGAATTTCAATATTAGCCCTTGCCTCAATCATCTTCGGGTGCCTTTTCGCTTATAATGCGATGAATCGTTATATTAAATTGGCCGCCATGCTCTAATTCCTGGGGCAATAATTTGGAAACAATCTGATAATAAATTGCCCGGTTTTTTTCTGATTTCGATGCCCATTGATAAAGACCTTTTGTCCCACCCAGCATTTCATAAACTTCTAAAAACGATTCCTTCAGGCTTTTGGGGATTTTATTTTTCGCCCCTTTTGGCCTACCTGGACCAGGCACTGGTAGAGTGGCGTTGTTAATGGGCGAAACCGCCACCCTCGGTTTTTTTTCGGTTATTTTATTCATTTTTTATTTCTGCCAGTGCGACCGCAACGAATCTATCAGCCCGCTGGAGCCTGTTAATTGCGTCAATAACCTCATCACTGGGCGAGCTTATCTCAAGCAGGACTCTTGCCTGCTTATCGCCAGAAACCAAGCTTTTTATATTCAGCTCTTTTATCAATGCTTCAAAGGCTATCTTTTTCATGTGCCATTTACTTTTCTTTCTATTCTCTCAATCGTTTTTTCTAACATATCAAGCTTGGCTTCCAAGGCGGCTAATTTCTCCCCATGTTCTCGGCAGGGAAGGCCCGCTCCATTATTCATCCGCCGCCCATTTCGTTTCTCAATTATTTTCAATGCTATCAGCACGGCCTGCGCCAGCGTTAGGACCGTAAGCCAAACATAATTGCTCATAGCCAACCAATTTCTTTAAGGAAATCTCTCGTAAGCATCAAGGCATAAACCACCGGCATTTGATTATCTTTTTTTTGAATTATGCCGATAAGCTCGCCTTTCTGATTGAATACGCCGCCGCCAGAATCGCCAAAATACCCGGGATATAATGGAATATATGGCTGTTCTGTAATTCTCAATTTTCCCTCTGTGTCTTTCCCGGCATAAGCTGAGATATAGCCTATTTTTTGATATCTTACCCACGCCAATTGCCTTGCGGGACAGCCAAAAAAGCTGATATCTTCTCCGTAGCCCGGAAGCTCTTTAGCGACTCTTGCTTGTGGTAAATATATGGTTTCTTTATCCGCTTGGTCTAATAAGGCGAGGTCAAAATCGGGCTCTGTCTTAATGACAATCGCATTAATAACCTTTGCTTGTTTCGGAAAAAAAAGGAAAATAAAGCCGTTTTCTTTTCTTTGAGCAACGATATGAAAGCACGTTAGAATTCCTAATTCCATCGAAATGCCAGCGCCTGTATTAACGCTATACAGCCGGTTATTGGCAAGGATGAGCGGATTCTCATTACTCCCACTATTGTCTTGAGGATTTACAACGAAAATAACGACAGCATAATCAACGATATTAGCGGCTGTCCCCACCCACTCCTGCGGACGCCCGGTCGGCGTAGGCAGAAGCAAAAATAATATTGCCGCTAAAAGCCCAACCCATATGATATGAAAACTGCGACTCACGACATAATTATAGGGCGTATTTTTGCTATAATTTTTTAGCAATGAAGGGATTGATATAAAATCTGAAGGTTTTCTTCGGGAAGGGTGAAGGATTCTTCGGGGTTTAACCTATTGACAAACCCTTAATTTATCCGCCTGAAAATAAAGCCTCCCCCATTTGGCTCACACCTCCAGACAACAGAGTATTTTCTGGGTGGCGGGTCTGGGTCATTTTTTAGACGAACTGAATAAACTTCAAGGGGGAAACCGTGGCCTCGATAAACCGCCAGGTGATAATCTTTTTCCTTTAGCTCAAAGATTTCTAATGACCCCGATAAAAGGAGATGCTTTTTTGCTCTTTTAACGGCTCGCCTTATCCTTTGTTTTATCGCCAATTCCCCCATTTTCTTCCTCCGATAAAAACACGGCGGCCTCTTTTTTCCTCCTTTTAACCAGGCCCAAAAGGACCTTGCCGCCCGCATATACCCAGCGCCTCATTTCTCGAGCGATTTCCTTGGACGGCGCATTCTCCGTTATCAATTTCCTTACTGTACTTTTTTCGAAATTGCTTGCCCCAATGTTAAAAACGAATGAAATCAAGGCCGCCTGCTGATTTTCATTTAACTCATCAAATTTCTCTCCCAATGTTTGCCTAAGGGTAAAGATAGAACAATCGATATCCTTATCAAGCAACATCTCTGCTTCTTCAATTGATATTTCAGGCCTATCGCTGGGTACTCTATGGCCATATCCAATCGTCCAATAGCCCCCAGGACATTTATATGGCTTCAGCGAGAGGCCCTCAAATTCTTTAATCAGCTCTTTTGCTTTTTCTCTGGCTTTTTTCTCCATTTCACTTAACCTCATGAACCGAAGCTTTAAGAAATTTGCTTTTTAAAAGATAGGGATAGTAAGAGAACTTATTGCCATCAATTTCAAAAATTATTAACCCAACGTCGACCGTTCCCTCGCATTTTCTTATGCCATATATTGAATTGTATGTTAAGGCCGGCGTTGTCAGCGCTAATATCCCGCTATCGCCGCAATAAATATAATAATGGACGTGAGAGCGAATAAGAATATCAGCCCTGGGTTGTCGCTCATTGCTTTCGGCCCAGAGAATATTCCAGACAACCGCCCGAAATAGAGCTGTAAACCGACCATGGGGAACCGTCGATTTACCAACCCAGTGTTTGACGTCCAGCACCGTGTCTTCTACTTTCAAAAATAAATGACCACAAGCGGCCTTCTCTTTTGCTTCAATCAAATCAAGCAAGATTGATTCAAAATCCTCTTCCTTTCCCACGTGATAGCTGGTCCCATAGGTAAGATGGACCACCGGCGCCTTGACTTCATTGATAGCATAAGCCGCCATTCTAACCTGCTCATGGCGGTCTGCGGTTATAAGCTCTCGGGATCCCCAACGCTCCGATTTTCCCTCTATAGCATCTCCGTTACAAATCAGAATATCGAACGGCCCGTTCTCTTCTATTATCGATTTATAGAAGGCCCAGAGGTTTCTTTGAAATTGCAAAACCTCTTTATTGCCATCCTGCCAACCTGGTGGTGTCAAGCCATAAAGATGGCCACAATGAAGGTCGCTGATGACTAAAACCTTTTTCACTTAAAGCCTCCTATTAAAATTTACTTTGCTTTGCTCTGCTTTGCTTCGCTCTGCTTCGCTCTGCTCCGCTCAGCTTAACTCGGCTCTGCTTTGCTTCGTCCGGTGCTTTTAGTCTTTATCTTGAATTCTTTTAAACTCTTTCAATTCGAATCTTCCAAATAACGGCCGGAAACATCCCAGGCCGATTTGAGAGCCCGCCCTTTCTAATAATGAACGAAGCAACTCGGCATCAATGTTAGGGTTATCTTTGATATAGGCTTTAAACCGCAATCCCCACGGCGGATTTAATTGAAAACGCTTAACTTCCACGGGAATTCCCTTGTTAACTCTCGCTACGTCGAATCTTTCGAGAAATCTTTTCCCATCGAAACCAGTGAATTTAATCGTTTCTCCTTTTTCATCAATCAGCGGAATTTCAAATGGTTCGATTCTTATGTAAGAATAAATCGCTGAAGAAAGTTCTTTCGGCC